ATGTCTTGATCAAACGAATTATCTTCGCAGTACTCAGTCAACAAACGAATATAGCCTTCGCCGTAGGACACTTGGTTTTCGCACGCCGTATCGTAGGCCACATCGGCATCACTGATGTACTCAATGTGCCGAATCATGCCGTTGAAAATGTCAGCCACTTCAAGATCAGCGTTGTCATCCACAGGAATGACTTTAGCGCCAGGGCGGTTTTGCCGTTGGTCGTTTGTCACCTGCCGTACGTGCTGGGGCAACTTGTTGATAGTCAGACAAGGACGGGCGTTGATGGTCTGCCCTTGCACCGCGCCACGGGTGGCCAGTACATCGGCAGGCCATTGCCAATGGTTGTCGGGTGAGCCTGCGTAGAACTTCAGGTCATCGTTTTCGTCTTCACGGGAGTCTGAAAGCGCAGACATCGCCATATCCAACCTTGCCCGAGCAACGGTCAAGATGTCTGAGTCAGACTTCAGTGGTTTGCCGCCAGCAGCAACATTAGCCGCAGCGACCATTCCGGTTGGATCAGCCATTAAAGACCCCTAAAACGTGAGGTTCGCGCATAAGCACATATTCTTTGCCGCCATGCGTAAATTCTTGCCCGACATCAAAATATACACGATCACCGACATTAACGTCTTTGCAATCTGGGCCTGCGGATAGTACCACACCAGTGCCAAGTTTTTCGCTAGACAGAAGTATGATGGTGTCATGCTTCTCAACATCACGCTCCATGATCAGGCAGTTTTGCAGGGCTTTTGGGATCATTTTTTCTTTGGTGGTGGAGAAGCACGCTTGACAGAGTATGCAATGGCTACGGCCTGCTTGACCGGCTTGCCAGCTTTGACTTCAGCAGCTACGTTCTTGCGGAACGCCTCGGGTGATTTAGATTTAACGAGGGGCATCACTTTCCTTTCTTTGCCGTTTTAGCAGAGTCTTTAAAGTCTTTGGCAGTTGGCGCACCCTTGTCACCAGGGCTTCGCATCTTCTCTTTAGACCCAGCAGCAATACGTTGTTGTTTAGCATGTATATTGGCATAAAGCCCCTGTTTAGTCGCCATGTTAAGACCCCATCCAACTGGTTGAAACCATGCCGCGATCAGAAACGACACGGCGTTCGATTTTAGAATTGTACTCCCCACGGCTGGCCACGGGGTACGAGAACGTCAGCGCTATTGCATCAGCCGCATCCGGTGAAGCAAGCCCCCTTGCTTTCATGTCTTTCTTGGACTCCAAAAATATCGAGCCTTTAGAGTCCGGCTTCATCATAGGCGAAATCAAATCAGTTTTCAAGAACCTGTCGTTTGGGATGCTGGCGCTTTTAAGCCATTCACGCATGTCGCCCCAAATCTGCGCCCTCATGTTGCCATACATGGCAGGGTTCCTAGACTTCCAACCAAAGTTCACACCCTTGATCTTATACCGTTGTTCTTTCAATCGGTCCACGATCCCCGCGCCCAGCCCGCCCTCGTCGATGAACACCATCGCTGGCCGGTACTCCTCAATCGCCTCGATCACATGCCCGACCACCGTCATAGTGTCGTCGCCCCTGTGCCGGATGATCTTCACAATGTCCCGCCCTTGCCTGACCGCCAGCACTGTGGCGTCCGCGCCAAACCGTGCGGGGTCTACCCCGATCACTATCGGCGCTGATGGGTCTTTGTACTTGTCCCGTTTCATCGCGTCGTCTACCACCAAACTGGAGATAAACTGATCATCCCCCGCGTTAGGGAATTCCCCATACACCTCGACGTGCGACTGCGCGGAGTCCGGCCCATATTCGTCGATGATCTGTTGATAGACCTGTTTGTCCGTACCTTCCACCGTTCGGGCGTCCACCACTTTGGTTTGCCAGAACTCCCGTTTGCTGTGGAACGTTTCGTAGAAGTACCCCGTATTGCGACGCGGGTTGCTGAACGCCAGCCAGAACCGGTTGGGTGTGTTTTCCGTAAAGAAGCCAGCGGTCACCGCCCAGATCGAGTCGTCGATACCTGACGCTTCGTCAAACACCACCAACACCCCGTCAAAGTTGTGTACACCCGCGTAAGCGTCTGGATTCTCAGCCGACCACAGCCGCCCTTCAACGCCCCAGTAGCGCGTACCCTTTTTCAAATCACGCTCGACCAGTTCGGTCAGCCATTTAGCAGGCATCAACCTGGTTGCGCTGACCTCAAACCAGTGCGAGTTCAGTGACATCGCCAACCATTTGGTAATCTCGGCCCAAGTGATAGAGCGCAGTTGAGATTCACTGTTAGCCGACACGATGGTTGTCGAGCCGATTCTGGTGGACAGCATCCAGATCACGATCCAACTGACTAGCGCCGACTTGCCAATACCACGTCCACTTGAGACAGCTTGCCGTAGCGTGTTGAAGTCTATTTCACCCTTGTTGGCTTTGATGTGGTCTGTGATGGTTTGCAGCACTTCGCGCTGCCATTTGCGCGGCCCTTCAAAGTTCTCCAGCGGTGTGCCCTTAACCGCCCACGGAAATATAAACTTTACAAACGCCAGTGGGTTGTCCTTGTACTGCGGTGCCCATAACCGCGCCATCAGTTCTTGTTCGTCTTCAGCGCTGTACTTGGTGCTTTGCATCTTGGACTTGTAGTGTGAGTGATGGTTCGTGCGCTATGACGTCTACGACGTCTTGCGCGCGGCGTTCGGCTTCGGCTAACGCGCCAAGGATGCTGATCTGCTGATTGACGTCAACCGTGAGGGACTGCTTGGCCACCCAGCCGTGGACGTTTTGCAGAATAGCCAGTGTAGCTTTAGCGTCGCCTTGGTCAGATGCCTTGTGCAATTGCTTGGATGCGCGCATCTCCCCATCAGCGCGGCCTTTATGTTCGGCCAACTCGGCCACAGGGTCCATCTCGCACAACTGCCGGTAGGTTTTAGGCAACATCCCTGCTGCAAAGGCTAAGTTGTCGCCCTTCAATCCGAGTTTGGCTGCGTCATAGATGCGGTTAAGCACCGCCTCAGTGGCGCGTATCTCGTTGATGATAAGTGGCAGTGAATGAAAACTCATAGTTGTATGGCCGCGTGAATGCGTGCCGCCAGTATAAATTAAAAAATAAAAATTGTCTGCAAACGCTCCGTTACAGCTGGCCCTTCGCCGTCGGCCCTACCCCCTCCCCATCAAGCAAAATCCTATTAGCCGTGGGTCATGTAGGTCATGACTTACGCGGGTCGCCGGCCAGTCGGTCGGTCGGTGTAAGTCATGTAGGTCATTAACTACCGGCCGATGTACTTAAGTACATTATGACTTACATGACTTACATGACGCGCCAGGGTAAAAACGTGGTGCATGGCGATGTAAGTCATGTAGGTCATGTTTACACCGAATTTAAATCGCTGTACCCCTTTTGCTTAAAAAATAGGCAGTTGTTTATTGTGACCTTATAAATACATGACTTACATGACCTACAAATAGCACAAAACCGCATGGCCGCTAGTGTTGAACGTAAGTCATGCCGCGCTTACCGCATCGCCTACCTGCGACCGATACGACTTACATTTCAATAGTTGACTGATTCGCATGGTTATTATTTGACGTGTTGACAATAGTAAGAAAATCCCTTACGCTCGAATCTCCCTCGCGGGAACGACGAACCATTACTTAAAAAAGGACCCTATGCAAACCCTTACATTCAACACCGGCCGCGCGTATACGGAACACGGCCAGCGTATCGCGGCCGCTAAGCTCGAGAGCGGACCGATCGTTATGGTCGATATAGATCGCGATATTGACTACATGTTTAGTGCGTTAACCATGCTCACACAAGCCGCGATCATGTGGGAATACGACCACAACTTGACGATCGCGCCGCATGACGCTGGCGTCGCATACGACGAATATTACGCGGTCCTTAAGCAATTACGCGCCGCAGCTGCTGCAGTGAAAGGTACAGTATGAAAATTCTAGGTTACATCGCTTATGAAGGTCCGTCGGAGATCGACGGCGCGCCTATCGTCGTCATTGTGAATAAGATAAACGACGCCAGTAAAAACGACAAAACCGGCGCCCTGGTGCAAACCTTTATTATCCGGTCCGACGTTAACCCGGTACAAGCGCTGCAAACCGGCGACGACGTGTCGGTGTGCGGTATGTGCATACACCGGCCAAAAATCGCCAGGGAAACCGGCGACGTACCGTGTTATGTACAAGTAGCAAAATCGGTGCTATCGGTTTATAACGCATACAAGCGCGGCCGGTACGTGAAAGCGGACCCGGCGACAATCGCCAGGGTCATCGCCGGTAAGCGCTTGCGAATCGGTACATACGGCGACCCTTTCGCTGCACCGGTGGCCACATGGCAGGAATTGACTCAGTTTACGGCCGGTCATGCGGGTTATTCGCACCAGTGGCAAGATACCCGGTTCGATCACGCCGCATGGTCGCCGCTTGTAATGGCGTCGGCCGATAGTATCGACGAAGCCGCTCAAGCGAATTTATACGGTATGCGGGTTTTTCGGGTTTCCGTCGGTGTTGACAAGCAAGCTGGCGAGATCGCATGTCCTGCGTCGGTCGAAGGTGGCCGTAAAACAACTTGCGTTAACTGTATGTTATGCGCCGGTACAAGCAAGCAAGCGCGCGACATTGTGATCGCGGACCATGCGGCCGGGTATGCGCGCCGGGTTATTTCAATTGGAGTATCAGTATGATCAAATTTTTTATCGGTGACAAAGTAGCATTCGCGCGCGATGTGGTCCGACGTGTGGGCCATGATAAACACACGGCCGATGCGCGCGGCCGCGTGGTGGCCGTTAATGGTCCGGTGATATCGGTCGATTTTGCCGGTACGTGGTCCCTACATGAAGATGGCGGTACGGTCCGACATGTACCGGCCGCTAATTTGACGAAAATTTTAGCTAATG